CATTCCTTGCAACAGCAACTACCGCACCAGGCTGTATTTTGATATTTTGTGGGTTTAGTACGCCGTCGTCCGCAGCTGTGTAAACACCCGCAATCGACAATGATGCGTTTTTCAAAACAAGCTCTAATGTTTTATTTAAAGTTTTTATGTCTGCAATCGCTGTTACTAACGGCCCGCGACCATAAACCTCGCCCGCCACCTTCATGTAACGTGACACGACAAACGGGGACGACTTCATTTCCTTATAAAGCAATTCTTGTTTCTTAGCGGGCCAGAAAACATGATAGTGATACCTACCCGTATCTTGATCAAATATAACAGCATCCCGCAGATCGATCTCCTGATCTGGTCTGCGCTCTATAGCTTCTGTTAGCTCTACTGTCATTTTGGCATCGGGAAACTCTCGAATAACGGCTTCCGCTTTGATCTTTAACTGTCTATAAACATTGTCAACTGTACCATTAGCACCCTCTTCAATAGAAACTAGATATTGAGGAATAGGATTAAATCGAACAGGCGTCGTTTCGTCACCAGGCGTTATCATCATAACACCTGTGCCAACAGCAAGATCTAATAAAAACTCACCCATAGCAAGATCAAAATTAGTCTGTCTAATTGTTTCAAACAGTCTGTCACTATAGTTATCTAATACTTCTTGTGCGCGAACCTGATCTTCTTGCGGTATTTTGGATCCAGGCTCTAGGCGACACCATTGCTTATATGGTGGGAACAATCCAGCCTGTAGTCTATTAGCAAAGCGCTGTGTTGCATGAATCGCGGTGGAATCAAATATTCTTGCCATCTTTGATTTGCCAGCAACACCACCCTCATAATACCCTGAATATAAGTTACGTTGCGGTAAAGCATACTCGTAACAATCCTCATATATTGAGCGCCATTCGTCTTTTCTCGCCTGGGCTTTTGCTTCACGTTCAATTAACTCTTTAATGCTTAGTCTAGGCATTTCTTTTCTCATTTCTTTTACTTATTGCCGACGCCTTTTTCCTGGCGTCTGCTTTGGAAGATGCTCCCCAGGCACGAAGAGACAATAACAATCTAGTAGGCCGCCCTTTGGAATCTTTTTCTGGACCACTATTCCCCGCCATCCTAGCAAGAAATGATGAGCGCCTTGGATTATCTCCAGACTTTACAGGCGCTTTAAGATTAGATCCTGTCTTACGCTTGAAAAACTTACGCCCCGCAGCATTTAATCCACCTTTAGGGTTTTGATACCGTTTAGCAACCATTACTTAGACTTTTTTTTGGTTGTCTTACGCTTCTTTGCTGCCTTTTTAGCGGGCTTCTTAGCCTCTTCAACAACAACTACAGGCTCTTCAACCACAATATTTTTGCGATATACGCGATCATCTGATTTAATTTTTGTCATATTAACCTCCAGGTCCTAATTTTGTTCTTGTGCCAGAAGCAGAACTGCCTGGCGTGCGGTTTGGCGACATTAGCAAACGCATACCGCCTGTTCTTCTTGCACGCTTTCTAGCTGCAAGACGCGCCGTTTCTTCACGAGTTTGTGCTTCTGCCCTCTCTTCAGCGCGATCCTGTACTTGCTCAACAGAAGTTTTTGCGGCTTCTGTTTTTTTATCTTCTGAAGCTGATTTTGCTCTACTGCCTTTAACCGCACCAAGTAAAAAGGGCGCTGACAAAGCGCCTACTGTTGGTAATACCCATCCTGGTAGTGCTGCAAGTGCTGCCATTATCTTATCCTTGTCATCATATAATAATCTTCACCGTATGGACCAAACTTGTGCATAACGGACTCTGAGGTAAAATACAACATTCTAGCAAACTTGTAAGCTGTATAATCCGACTTTAATACGGCTATCTGTAGGCGCTTCATACCTAATTCATGCTCTATAACGTCCAAAACGTAACGACCACCTTTAATTAACGGTATCGCATTTTCCTTAATTTCTTGTCCTGGCAGCATCCAAACCTCCGCTACACCAGGCCACATTATCCTGACACCGAATAACGCTATAATGGATCCATCCTTAACTAAGGTCCAGCTTAGATCTGGCACAGCATTGCTAATTATATAATTGATATAATCTGGCATTTTGTTCACATATTGTATTTCCAGTGATTTTAATTTTATTTTCAAAGCATGTTCAGGTCTAAATGGTATCATCTGAACCGATCTTTTGCTTATATATCCACCAAATGCAATCATTAGAATATCTCAAATTCTGTCTTTGCGGCGTATGTGCCGCCTTGACTTGCATAAGAACCGCGTCTTAATCGTCGCTGCTCACCACCGCCAAGCATTAAATAACCAAATGCGTCCCCGCAGTGTGAATGATCATTTTTAACAGGGCTATCTTTAAACCGTTCTTGACCAGCGCCTAAGCTCTGTCGTTTAAAAAAGTAGCCGCCTGATAAACTTTTTCTTAATCTTAGACATTTTTTATCAACCATTAATCCTGGTTTACCTGAAATCAACCTAGACATAGGAGCTGCACCCGCCTCGCGTCTTACCTGGAACGCATTACTATCTGTTGGTTGCGCTTTGAAACCTAGTGATCTTAAATGATCAAATGCTGTTACCTCGTAAATTTCGTCGCGTTTATTACCCGCGGGATCTCCCCATATCAGAATATCGTGCTTGCTATACTTCTCAGCAATCCTTGAAATCATTTCCTGACCAAACCTTTCCAGGCCCATATCAAACGTGACTAACTCGTCAAATATTCGCCAAGCACCACCAGATGTTCGCTGCCCGAAGATAGCAGCTGGCGTCAAACCAAAGTCAACACCAATCTGCACAGGATAATAAGGATCCGCTTCCACAGAACCGCTCATAAGCTCGTCATCGTATTCAGGCCACACAGGGCGTCCTTCTTGCACAAACGTGTACATACCTTGCGCGTAACACCGAATCCAATCTAAATTTTTACCGCCTAGCAGCTGTTGATAATAACCAGGTGGCAGATTGTTTCTATTCTCAGCATTTGGATTGACGGACCACCATTTGCTTCCAGAAAAAATATAACCCTGGCTTTCCGCATTTTCTTTTGGAACTTCATCAGGCGCAGCCTGTAAAACTCCTCCTGGTTGTCTAAAAAACTTCCAGGGATATTCGCCCTTCACAGGATTCTTTTCAGCGAGATCATGCCACCAATGATCGTTGTCTGGCGGGTTTGTGTCCATCCATATGCCATACCAGGTAGCACCACCATCTTGTTTAGTCGGATATCTTCCAACACGGTGCGTTAATCCATCAATCACAGCTTTAGGAAGCTCTCGGGCCTCATTTACCCAGGCCCCTGTTAGCTCTAATGATAATAATTTTCTTACATCTTGCGGTGATGTGAGCGCCATAAAGATCACTTCGCAGTCAATACCCGCAGCATCCCCGCGTGCGGGCAGCTTTAAATGATGCGTTATCGGCGGCTGCCATCGGATACCGCCCCACACATCCTCTGGAAATAATTCTTGCCACGTTTTAATTGTTGTTGTTCGCAGTTCTGGGTAAGTATTCCTAACAATAACAAACCTGGAATAGCGTATGCCATCCCGCGGCGACGGCTTCTGGTTTACAGCACGCAACATAATCTCTGCTGCACACCCGTAAGACTTACCAGATCCAACAGGACCCATTAAACCACGAACGAAACCATCGTCATGTAAAAACTTCCACACTGTCGGACTGTTTGAAAAATCTAGATCCATGCTTGGCAATGTCATTTGTTTAACTTCCTATCTAGATCCTCAAGATCGTCTAGCCAAAAAAACGGTATAGCTACCTTTGCTTTCAACATCGATTCAACAACCGACTGAGGCCTACCAAACCGTTGTGATATCTCTCTAGGACTTAACCTGGTCTTAACCATCAGCGCGGCTAGATCCTTTGCTCCCCGCTCAAACGGGTTTTTTGGCTTCTTCGGCAACCTCTTCGGCTTTGTCTGCTTGTCCATCAACTTCCTCGTATGTTGTAAATGATTCATCGTTATCCTTACCAGGGCCGCGCATATTAATACCAATAATGCTAGGTTTCTCCTGGTTAGCTTCAGCATCTAACAATCCAGACGCCTTTGCAAGAACCCTCAATGTAGCAACCTTATCAAATAATTCAATCGTTACCCTACCATCAGCGCCCGTACTAATGCGCTTTATGGCAGCAAGAGCCTCCTCAGGTATATCAGCAATGTCCTTAACCGTCCCGTCCAAGTTTACAATATCAGTAATATTCGTCGTTCCAATATTCAATAACTCAGCCGCAACAGCTTCCTTATTCTGGTACAGCGTTTCAGATCTTCCAATCCGTCGCTGTACCATCCTAACACCGCCAAACCGACCAACAGGAGGCCGCTTGTCTTTACCCTTCGCCATTACCAAGGAATCTCGTCATCAAACCCGTCAGAAGAGCCAGGAGAGCCAGAAGCACCTCCAGAGGCGTTATCGTACCCTGTAGGTGTAAAACCGTCTGTAGCGCCCTTAGAACGCTCTCCATCATCTTCAAACAAGGTCAACCATA